AATTTGTAGAAAAAGAAAAAACCAAACGATTGATCACGTATGATTGGAAAATGGATAACGAAGATTTACTATACGAAACACAAATGAAAAGCATGGACGAATTGTATCAATTTTTTTCATCGAATCAATATGAGAAAATTGACGAAAAATATATATATTCTTTTATCCTACATCAATTGAATAAAAAAATCTACGGATACAAAGCACAGGATATACTGAAAAATCGATTCGATGAAGAATCCTTTGTTGATATACAAACCACCATTCGCCTTTTATACGAATGTCGAATGACCTGTTTTTACTGTCATGGAAATGTGCAATTGGTATACGAATATGTGAGAGAACCTACACAATGGACTCTAGATCGAATCGATAATCAGTTTGGTCATAATCGAAACAATATCATGATCTCTTGTTTGAGTTGTAATTTGAAAAGGAGAACCATGTACCATGAACGATATGTATTTACAAAACAATTGAATATCAAAAAAGTAGATGGATCATAGAAAATCCAGAGTATGCCATTGAACAGACTGTTTTTTATGATACTCTGCTGTTTCCTTCATACCCCCGATGAAAACACCATTGTTGAAAACGATGGGAAATGTTTTGTGTTCTTTTTTTGCTATGGTTTGTATGAATTCTAAAAAAGGTTCTCGATGGGACTGCAAATACACATCACAAGGAATGATTTTCGGAGTTTGTTTTTCTTTTTCAAGTAATGATTTGGCCTTCTCACAATAAGAACAATTTGATTTTGTATAAATCGTGTACCCATTTTCCTGTGGTGTTTCAAAAGATGGATTCATATATAAAAATACGGAGGATTCTTTTTATATAGGTTCTCCAATTTTTCCTAAATATTCTTCCAAAAAAAGTGGAAAAAAAAAGAGTTTGTAATTATTTTTCGGATTTTTTTACAGATTTTGAAAATGGAAAAATACGCGTTTCTATTTTTGAACGATCGTTGTTTCATTCTTTTTTGATGGGACTGCATCTACCCGTGTATATTTTACAATAATAACGTAATATTAGAAATGAGAAAAATAAGTTTTGAAACTATTTTTACTTGGTGTCTCTGTTAATATTCCATTCGCCCAAATTCCATACCGATCATCGTCATTGCCATCATTTTCTAATGTCAGATGATAGTAAGTATATTGATTGTTATTATCCAATTTTTTGAAATCGGTGGAAACGCAGGCTAAGAGTAGATATTTATCGTCTATTTTTGGCGTTTTTCCGAAATATTTATCATTTTCTTCTTCAAATGATCCTAAGTCATCTACTAAAATGGAATGGCCACCCGTGAGAATCAAATCTTCGAATGGTCCATGACATTCATTTTTCGGTAAGAGATACATACAATGATTGAATTTGTTAGGATCGTTTACAAATTTTCCTTTTCCTATCAAATCGATTTTTCTATATCCGTGTTGATAACTTTTTATATAATCTCCTTTTTTCAATTGTTCTATTGGAATATATTCTTCTTCTTCGTTGGAATTCAAGCATAATAGTTTGGTTCCTTCGTTGAAACAAGCGGGAAAAGTCATTTGAAATAGTTGGTAATTATTATTTAAATTTGTACCTGATACAAATAATTTTTTAGTATCACCAGAAAATACATCATGATAAATTCCGATTCCTCTGTTAAATTGTTTAGCAGTTCCACTACCAACATTCATAATCATATCATCATTTGTATTTATTGCTACTGAATTACCACATACATCAAATGCGTAAATATTATGTATATCTGATGCATACAATCTACTAGTATATGTATCGTAAAATATATTATTATATACAGCATTACCAAAAGAAATATCAAATATCAATGAATGAGTAGTAATATCTGTGTTATATTTAATTATAGTTGAATCAGAATATGAAATATATATATAATAATTATCATCTACTGTAACACTTTGAGGAACAGTAGTTATATTTTTATCCAGATATGTTATTGTTAATGAAAGATCTATTTGTGAAGGATCAGATGAAAGATTTATCTTATGAATTCTTGGTTTGTTATTAATATTCATAGATAATAAATAAAGATTATTATGAATATCACTCGATATACCTATAAAATTCGGATAATTAGAAGAAAAATTCTGAAAATAAGAATAAGGTTCAATATAGTTTAGTATTGGATTTGATACTATATCTTTACTTTCAACATAATAAATAACATTATTTGGATCTTTTGTAATAACAAATAAGTAAACATTATTTTGATAATTTATATGCTGAATTGTCATATCAAATATATCATAATTACTTTTTGTATATACAAAAAAATTATTTGCAGTAATATCATATTTATAAATATTACAACTTACATCTGTTGTAGAGGTATTACTAATATACATGAAATAGTAATAATTATCAATTGCTAAACTAGTAATTGTAGTTGGAACTACAGTTTTAGTTATTTCTGTATAGGATGCTGAAGACATATATATTACTAAAAGAAAAAAATGTATATAAAATTTTTTATCTACCATACTTTATTCTATGATCCCGATTCATAAAAATATTCAAGAAAAATTGGATTACTTTTATGAATCCAAAAAAATCCCTCATATTATTTTTCACGGATCGTCTGGTACAGGGAAACGAACCATCGTCCACCATTTTATCAATAAGATTTATAAAAGCGATAAAGAAAAAATCAAAACGAATGTCATGTTTGTCAATTGTGCACACGGTAAGGGAATCAAATTCATCCGCGAAGAATTGAAATTTTTCGCAAAAACGAATATTCGACAAATCCATAACGAAAACGAACATTCTTTGAATGGAGTCCTATTCAAAACCATTGTTTTACTGAATGCGGATTATTTGACCATTGATGCACAATCCGCACTCAGAAGATGTATTGAAATATTTAGTCATAATACACGGTTCTTTATTATTGTGGAAAACAAAAACAAATTATTGAATCCTATTTTATCCCGTTTTTGCGAAATCTATGTCCCCGAATATATTGATCCAAAAACAAACAAGGTTCTCAATCTACATCAATATAATTTAGAAAAAAACTACGATATCGAAAACGTGAAAATCGAAAAGAGACAATGGATAGAATCGCTTCTTTTAGAAAACGAGAACTATACCGGAAATCTATCTTTGTTATTGGATGTATCTACCAAAATATACGAGAACGGATATTCTTGTATAGACGTCATGGATTGGATCGAACATTCGACAAGATGGAAGAACGAAGAAAAAGCAAATTTGTTCATGTGTTTCTATAAAATCAAATCTGAATTCCGATGCGAAAAATTATTGATTTTCTATATTCTTGATTTTTTGTTTATACGTTCAAACAAAGATTTGAAAAATATATATTCAATATAATAAAAATGGACGATTTCGTCATGTCGAATTTACAAGAATCCAGAAACGAATGGGCTTCGCGTTTAATATCTATACTATCAGGTTTATTACAAGAAGGTATTCAATCCATTTTCGATGAATCCTGGAAAATATGCGAGGAGAACAACGAACAGAACAAATATTTGATGACGTTTCAAAATATGTTATGCGGAGTTCCGAAATGGAATTCCATTACAGTGGAAAGAGAGAGGAACCGAATCATTGAACGAAGTGGATGTAATTATTTAGAAGATTTGATTTCTTGTGTTCATATTATTCAGTTAAAAGTTCTTACGTGTATTCGTGTAGGAAACAAACAGAAAAAAATCGATATTTCCATTCCAAAACTCGATACTTTTCTTCATAAAGCCTATATTCATATTGCTCGAAAAGTCTATATGAACGTGTATTTGTTCGAAAAAAACATAACGTCTTTACAAAAGCAAAAGCACAATCGTGAATTGGAGAACATGATTCAGGAATGTATTTTGATGACTATTCGTGAAAGTATTCCAACAGAAGCCATCATTCGTGCGTATATGGACGAAAGTATAGAACAGGAAGAAGAAATTACGATTGAAAATATAGAAGATCCGATTTTGTCCAAAAAATCGGAGGAGGAATCCGAACCAGACATTCCCAAAAAGGAAGAATCCACGGAAGAAACGCCACCTGTGGTTCCTTCTATTAAAAATATAGACGAAGAACGCGTGGTCACACAGTTGACTTTCAATGATATTGATTCCGTGTTGGATCAAGACGATAAAGTCGTGGATCGGGAAGCACCCAAAACGATTGAACGTCTAGAAGAGATCAGTAATGCTCGTGCCTTACAGCGAAAAATGGAAGAGGAAGAGGAAGAGCAAATGGGGATGGAAAAAATAAAAATTCATTCTGATCCAGTCGATATAGATGGGTTTGATATTTTTGATATGGACACAAGATCGAATCGTATAGAGGATAGCAACGATATTTCTTTGCTAGATTTTGAAGAATTGGCCTAATCAATCGTGCGTTTGTATGAAAATATAATTGTTTATCGTTTTGTATATAATGCAAAAAGTATTTTTGATTTCGGTGTTGATTACTTTTCTTTTTTGTTTATTCAAATTTCTGGAGATGAAGTATTTAGAAAATGAATTGAAACCACTGAAATTTTACGTGAGAGACGCCATGGTCGTGTTTACCTCGTCGGTCATTACAACGTATGCATGCTTTCATTTGGATAGTTCCATTACGGATTTTTTCAATGTCATTACAGAAAACAAAACGATCAATATAGGATCAACTGAAATATTCACGGACGTTCCTGGGTTTTGAGAGACCATTCTGTATGATGAATACAAACATATATAATTGAATAAAATAAAAATATAAACGGATTTGTTTATATTTTTACAATAAATGTCGGATATTTCTCCTTTATTATGGAAGAAAATACCCGTCAATATTTTCAATGAATGTATTTATCCTTATACTTATTCTTATCAACCGACTCTCTTATTGGAAGATATTCGAAACTACCATGAAACCGTAGATACATGTCATCATTATTATACGAAATTGATCATTCAACGAGGAGAAGAAGAACCTCAAAATAAAAATTGGTGGATCAACGATATTGGTCGTTTTTTGAACAACGATACTCCAATGATGTGGGGAATTTATCCGTTTTTCTTTAGTATTTGGAATCGTTCCTATTATTTCCAACATATTTTCAATAAAAAAGGGGTGGAAAGAACGAGTCATATTATGCGAATATACGATCATGAAAATGTATATACCGTGATCCGTCTTTATTGGGGATTGTTTTCCAAAAAAGAACGGAAGAATTTTATGGATACCTATTGTCATTTTTCATATCAAAATGAAAACGAAGAAGACGGAACAACGGACGAAGAAACCATAAGCAATACCTAAACGAATTTTGATTGTTTTTTTTGAGAATCAATGTAAAAAGATACCAAGTATTCGTTGGTAGAGTAATAATCCAGCGTCTTGTATCGGCAATATATATGCAAAAGTATTTCCCAGATTATTATGACTATGCCATAATCCAGGAGGTGTTATAAACATCTCTCCTGTTTTCCAGTGTATTTTTGTAGGATTCAAAATAGTACCATTTTCGTCTAATTCGTCGCCTACTAATGTGTATATATTTTCGCTATCTGTACATTGAATACATAAATCAAGTGCTACAGAATTATGTTTATGTATTCTTTGTACAGCATTTGGAGGCAATTCATTATATAAAGCCCAGAGAACAGGAGTGATTGTATTGACCCCTATTTTTTCGGTATCTGTATTACTTAATAAAATTCCTTTTCTATTATTGTTTGGATCGGATAAAGTATTCAAATTTTTTTCTAAAAACTCCCTTGAATAAACGGCTGGTTCAAACAGCGGTTTCAAAGGTTTGCTTCCTAAATAATTGAGCAAAGGACTATCGTTGATATAATAGATCTGTAATTCATCTGTCCCGATATTGTTTATAAGCGTCGTATTGAAAGTAGGACGTATGAAAAGATCGCCAGTAGATAATTGTTTATGACAGTTGTTTATAAATATTTCGGCGTTTCCTTGTATCACATAATAAAGATGAGAAGTTGCATTCATGTCATTCAATTGTCCATAAGTATTACTGAGCCAAAGATTCTCTTTGGGTTTGATTCGTATAAAACTTGCCAACAAATTGGGACTTGTACATTTATACTCCACATTGAATAATTCGGAGAAATCAATAAAAGTAATTCCATAACTACAATCCATGATGTGTTTTTGGACAATAGGGATATTTTTCAAAGGCGGATTGACATTTTTTTCATATTCATAAGCTTTGATATATTCATTCATTGTTATATATTATCCTAAATATTTTTTTATATCCCCTTCCCTAACAATATTTTTATCGTGTAAAATCCAATAAAAATATTCATTTTATATAGCATCATTCGTATTATTCTCTAGTATATTTTTTGTATTTTTATTGTCAGTCTCAAATATATGCTCCGTGGAGCATATAATCAGTGAAGGGGATATGGTATTTATGTGAAATAGTTTACACATAGCAGGGTAGTTTATCTATATTTATTATGGATTTTTCCCCTTCTTTCTTTTTTTTCAATGAGTGCATAGAAATTTCGAATTGCTTAAAAAAAGGGAATTGTAATTGTTGTTGCGGTGTATGATTATGAACGGTTCTTGCTATCATTTTATATAATTTGAAATTTGGATATCGTTCTTCTCCGTTTTTCATGTAGAGAATATTTTTTCCGTTATCGTCGGTACACCATCGATAAATGGTTTTTTGGAATTCGTCTAAATCTTCATACATATCTTCGTCGTCAATAATGAAATCGTAGATAGAACATCCCAACCGACAAAGATCAAAACTATAATTAGGTTCCAATACTGGTTTGTTTTCATTCATAAAAGGTCCAAAATTATACTGGGTCGTTGCGTCTCCCGTTGAAGAAAAACTGTCGCTACAAAACAATTGTTTTTGAAATGTATAAATCCCCCTTCCAAAATCGATGATTTTATAGATTTTTCCGTGGGTAGGAACTTTGTAATAGATTCCGTTGAAATGATAATATAGGTATCGGATCGTTGTATTTTTATACATGATATTATTCGTATGTAAATCGTTATGAGTAAAGTGGAATGCTTTTTGATAAACAAGAAGCGTCATGATGATCTGAAACAAGGCACTTGCCGATATAATATCGTCGTAATAATGGTTTTCAAATAAATCGTCCATTGTTCCATCGCATTTTTCAAGGCAAATCATTTGTATAGGAAAATCATTGATATAGCTGAACACTTGTTCTTCCTCTTCTTCTTTGTTGTCTTCCTCGTCTTCGTCATTGTATTCTTTGTCTTCGTCATTGTATTCTTTGTCTTCGTCATCGTTGTCTTCGTCGTTGTCTTCGTTTTCGTCATCGTTGTCTTCGTCTTCGTTTTCGTCGTCATTGTCTTCTTCTTCCTCTTCGTCGTCATCCTCCGAACTATAATTTATATCACTGCAATCCGATGAATCATATGAAGTCGATAAAGATTTGGAGGATAGAGAAGATATGGAATCCTTTTTACAATATTGAATTTCGATTTTTTCGTCTGTTGGTTCGATCTTTTCTTTTTCTGAATCAATATCCATAATGGAAAGAATCGATATTTCAGAAATATTCTTGGAAATATTGAGACGAATTTTATTTGTACGAGAACCAAATTTCGAGAAAGGATTTTCATACTTTTTCGTAATTGTAAATAATTTATTCAATTGTGATGTGAAAAAGGAGGAGTTATATAAATATTCTAAATCGTCCGAAATATCTACTTTGAATTTGGATTGAATACCCAAAAACGAACCATAAAAATCAATACCGTGAATCATATCGTGATGATTCAACAAAATACTGCTCAAAAAACTAAAAAAACAATCGACGTAAGAAGCATTATGCGGATTCAATATTTTTGAATGACAATCCTTATTATTCGGGCTCGGTAATGTTCTCATGTGTTTATGTTGAGTATCGTATTTACCTACCATATATCTTGTCGCATCCAACAAAGGAGAGAATTTTATAAAAACAGGTGTTTTTATCTCTTTTTTGGATGGGTTCTCCACTACTGTTTCTAAATCAACAATATCGTATTTTTGATTCTAACCAATACTATTGTAATCGGTTTCATTCAAGTCAAAAAAAACGGAATAAATACTATTATAATTTTGTAATTTTGTAATGGAATAAGGGTTATACTTCATTTCTGTATGTTCTTCCGTTTTTGTTTTTTCGAATTCTTTTTCTAAATAAGAAATATCCACTAGATTTGATTTTTTATAGTTGAGTTGAAATTTAGGACTTTCTATATTTTTCATATAATTATAATTATCAATGAACATAAATAATTATTATCCTAAACGTGTTTTATATTTTTCGTAATATACCTTCGTAATTTTATATATTTATTATCATATACGGATATTCATATGACTCTAGAATTGAAGAAATTTGATATGCGATCCATCACATTCAAACCAGATGAAAACAAAGGTCCTGTAGTTGTCATGATTGGACGTCGTGATACTGGAAAATCATATTTGGTCCGTGATTTATTATATCATCATCAAGATATTCCGATTGGTACCGTCATATCTGGAACAGAAGCAGGAAACGGATTTTATGCGGGAATTGTTCCTAAATTATTCATCCACGAAGAATACAATTCAGTGTTGATTGAAAATATTCTTCGTAGACAAAAAACGGTATTAAAACAGGTGAATAAGGAAATGGAAATGTATCGGCGTTCAACCATTGATCCTCGAGCATTTGTTATTTTGGACGATTGTCTTTATGACCAATCATGGACACGGGACAAACTTATGCGTTTGTTATTTATGAATGGACGTCATTGGAAAGTCATGTTGATTATCACTATGCAATATCCTTTAGGTATTCCACCAAATCTTCGTACCAATATTGATTTTATTTTTATTTTGAGAGAACCTTATATGACCAATCGTAAAAGAATCTTTGATAAT